TTTTCATCACCCCCAAAAAATTTGCGATTTATTTTAAGGGGGGGTTATCTCACCATCGGAATGAAAGCTTCAGCGAAGTCAATGTAATAATTAATCTCTTCAATGCCATATCCAAAAACATTTTTTATTCTTTCAACGTTATTATCTTTATTCAACGCTTCTCTTACTTGATTCACTTTGTATTTACTACAACAGTTATCTGATAACAGATCCCTGATGCCTACATAGCGAACGTATATCAAACGTTTAATTAATCCTTGTGTATAAGATGAATACTCTTCAATCTTTTCTGTGTCATACTCTCTGCCATTGTCATTGATGACCATGCACTTACCACCTTTCACTTGCATCGAAGTTAGCAAAACTTTCTATCTTCTTCTCTTGTTTATCCAATGCTGTAAGATATCTGCCATGAACTTCATTATGATGTTCAACACATAAACAAATAAGATTATCTAAATCTAAAGCTAAGTCAGGTCTATCCTTGACTTCCTTTATATGATGAACGTTCTCTACTCTATGATACTTACCTAGTCTTCTACACTCTTGGCATTCATAGTGATCTCGTTTCATCGCTTTCTCTCTAAGTCTGCGCCATTTAGGAGACTGATAGAACTTAACCAAACGATCTTCTCTTATCAACTGTAATAGCCATCTATAGAATTCCTCGGTCATGTTCCGTCTCCTTTCGCAATCTTATTTAATGCTTAGCTATTCTTTTGCCATACAATGGAATAACTTCATTGCTTTCCTTTCGTTTATATGTATCGCTCTTTATTGGTCTTCTATACTTTCGTACTATCTCTCCGTTACCATTTTGCACAGTGATTACTTCATACTTCTGTTCTAAGTATTGTGGTCTATACATTGTTGTTACCTCCTTTTTGCAAAAAATATAAAGACCACTCAAAGAGTGATCTATTTTTATTGATTATTAATAATAAAAAAGCGTATAAAGTCCCTTCCAAATTTTGATATTTTCAATTTATCTTTCGCTTTAAGGCTTATCTTACTTTTTGCAGTTAGTTTTTTCAATTTTTGGTTTCTTTTCCCAGACAAAGAATTTAGTATACTTTCTGTAGAGTTTCTAATCTCATCAATTGCAATTTGCAGATTTTTTATGTCTTTTGCAAGTTTGTTATCATATTCATTCTGCATTAATCCTAATCGATATAAGTTCTCTCTAACTGCAACATATTGATCGTAATTAATATCAAACGCCTCTAATAACTCTGTGTAGCTACTATATCCATCGATATCATCAAGTGTATTAGTTTTATATGACAATTTAAGAACTGAAATATCTAAAATGGTCAATTTGTCAAGGGTATCAAAATATAAGTATGCCACATCAAAAGATGGATTATCCAAGTTTAAAAATTCTGAATAACCATTGATCATAAATTCAATTTTTTCAGACTGATTAGTAGATTCGATTTTTTGCATAACCATTTCGAATATATTATCTAAAATTTCTTTATTCTCCAAAGTTTGCTTTTCAAATTTTTCCTTTAGTTCTTCATTTCTTTTATTAATAACTTGAACCATGACTTCTAAATTTCTTATTTTTTTACTCGTCCTGAACTCCGTTATAGCTCCGCCAATACCAGGTATTAAACTAGCTCCATAATCAATCAATATATCACCACCTTGCCTAGCAATTTCGTTTGTTAATAATGGTAACGCGTTTTCTTTTAGAAAATCTTTTCCGTGTTCGGTTACTACTGATAAAACATTTTCAAATAAAAAATTTTTTGTTGCATCTACTTTTTCTCCCATAATCGTTAATCTCCTTTACATATATCTATACTTAAAGGATAACTGATTATATAAATAATAAAAAGACCACTCAACGAGTGATCCTAACATCTTTTATTTGCATAACGTAATACCTTAACTCGGCTAATGCGTTATCAATATTGTCAGATAGTTCTTTTTTGGGAGCTTTTATATTTTGTTTTGCTACAGTTTCCAACATCAATATAGCATATCCATCAAAAAAGAAACTATTTTCATTCTTTTTCTCCGTTCGTACTAATTTTGTTTCATTTTGAATCAATTTCAACTCATCATATACTTCTTTCCACTGGTCATAAGCTTTATTTAGTTCCTTATTTATCAAATAAGAATTTGCATTTTCTAATTTCTGTATAAATCCATTAATTTGATTTTCAATATCTTTTTTTGTGAAAACTTTTTGTCTTAAATACATTTTGTCTTCCATGCACTCTCACCCCTTTCGTAATATTTTTATTATATCATTTTTTACTATGTACAAATAGGAACAGCTTACATCTACAAACAACAGTTTTTTTAAGTTGAGTAAATACTCAATAAAACCGAAAGAGTTGCAATTAATAGACAGCAACACATGAACTAACTGTAGGAGCTGACCTCCACATCCTTTAGTTTATTTGCTGCTGTCTATCGAAGCTTAATTAAACGATGAGGGAGATTTCCTCCCTTACATTTTATTTTGTCGAAGTCCTGTTTCCTAATCTTTCGACACTATCATAATATCACTGGTAAAAGGCTAAAAACCGCCATCATTCCGCCAAAAAACCGCCAAATTATTTATAAGCAATTATTCTTCCGTGTTTATATGCTTCTGCAAACTCTATTAGAGCTTCCGACTTCATCCGTTGTATACTTCTTTCTGAATAACCCACTTCACGGCTAATTCTGTAGTTTGAGAAGCTATCTGGCACACAGAAGCTGTAGTAGAGTATCTGACGACTAATCAGACTAAGAGCCATCAAAGCCGCTAAAATCGCGTCTCTCTCTGCTTCTATATCCATCATCTGTATGATCGCGTCTTCTGCCTTATTGCCGTGCTTCGGTGCCTTCGGCATATCGGTTATGATAGGAGACTTAATATCTATCAAAGAGCGACCTGCCATCCGCTCCAAACGTCGAAAATTCTTCAGCACGTCTCTCGCATTACATCTTGTCTGTTTGAAATCTACCTCTCGTAACAATTGCATCAAGTCAAACCGCTCCTTTTTGTGATATAATAAACTTGTCGAATTTATTGAATCAGTCGGAGCAATCCGGCTTTTTTTATTTGCCCTCAATGAGTTCTCCCGATTTATATGCAGTTGTAAAAAGAGATTTAAACCCTATTCAAAAGATAGCTTAAGCATTTCAGCCATCCCATTCTTTGGTTATCGTCAACACTGTGTTCTTGTGCTTTTCCAATCAATTTGATAAATTCCATGCGAATATTATTTCGACCGGAACGAACCCCTGTTAAACGTCCTGCTAAAAATACTGCGACAAATAGAAAAACTAAAGATAAATCATTCATTCCTCTTTCTCCTCAATGTCGTTTACAGTAATTTTAATACACTGTCCATAATCCCAGCCTGACCCTGAGCCCACTTCTCCTTCAATATCAAAGCTCTTATCATGAGTGAACACAGTAATCTGGAAACTTTCTTCCCCGCTATAGTAGTCATCCATGTAATCAGGACTCACATCAGTTATGACATTATCTTCAAAGTCAATACCCCTAGTAACAAATTCAAATTCAGCATAGCCACAGCAGTCTCCATAATCTCCAGCAATTGAAAGGACTGTTCCGTCCTCCAATCGTAGGTAATCTAGCCCTATGTGTTCAATACGTTTCCCTACTAAAGTTTCTTTTAAGTTGATTCTCATCATACTTCCTCCTATTTTGGACTATAGCCCACGGCAAAACTATAAAAAGTTTCATAACCATACTCTGCATTCGCTAGAGATATTTGCTGGATATCATTGTTTTTTGCAAATTCATTTAGTTCTTTTTCTAAGTCAAATCTAGAATTATTTTCAAAGATTTTGAGTTTCATTGTTTATTACCTCCATATCCACCAATCTCACTACAGCTAAATTATCCTTGCTTTTAGCTAACCACTTATCGCATTCCATCGTGTTTTCAATACGAATGATCGCTGAGTGATTATAGACGTGTTCTACATATCCACGAAATGGATAGATGAACTCCTCTGCTTCACAGCGAACCATGTCACCGACTTTGACTTTTGGCTTCTTACGTGTTTTAGGGTTCTTTGTCGGCATATCTAGCATTAAACCGCCAATACCGTGACTGCTAGCGTAAAATCCGTCTTTTAGTTTCATCTCATTTCCTCCTCCAATAACTCTGGATTCTCATATATATTTCCAATGACCTTTACATAGGGCTTTAGCCTAGCTAATAACAAATCTCCGGCACACCATGTTAGGTCGTGTTGATTCCATCCAACTACATAATTACCTTCGATTTCCATTCCTACGCCACTATCTTCTTTTCTTTGAAATGGATGATTTTCAACCGCTACTACATCCCCTTCAAATATCTCCACACCATTCTTATCTTTCAGTCCTGTGGATTGCATGAGATCGATGTTTCGCACGTGATATGATTTCAATTCGGTAGGATTTAACCAATATTCAATAGAGTTTGTTTTGCCGTTTTTAGTAAAATGCAAGACGGCTACATCTCTCATTACGTTCTTTCGTTTATCCCAAGCTCTAAACTTCGGTATCATTTGCTGTCCTCCATGTATTCGTCTAATATCTCTCTATACTTTTCTACAAATTTGAAACGATCTTGATGAAGTTTCTTGCTCCAATTTGTTTGCCGATCCAGCTCACGCATCTGATCGAACCCTTTTTGAATTTCGTTGTAATAAAATTCAATGTTTGCTGCTGCTTTCCAATGCCTGCTACTTCGCACTCCTGCTCCTGTTTCAGCCATTTCCAACTTAACTAATTCCGCTCGTTCTTTTGATTTTTTGTCTTTCTGAATCTTCATCATGATTTTCTTGAGGATGATATCACTGTATTGTGTAATGAGATCCATTATTTCTCCTCCACATACCTAAATTGACGACCTTTAGAATCAATATCCATATTCTTCGCTCTATCCCAGATAATGTTTTTGCTCAGCCCAGTAATTTCAGATAACTGTTCAGCAGTACCCGTTACTAGAATTCGATCACCATGCCAGATTGCGATTTTTCTCGGCGTTTTCCGTTTGGGCTTTTCAGTCCACATTGATTTACCAAGCTTTTGGACTTCTGCAACTATTTCTTTGTCTTCTTGCCAAGATTCTGACTTGGTTAATTCAGCAATTCGTTTCATTGCTGCTTTCTTATCCACGTTTATTCCTCCAATCTACGAATTTCCCTTCTTAAATTCTCTATGTGCAAATCGATTGCCTTTCTCGCCGTTTCATTGACCATCACTGCCTTTGTCCGTTCCAGATCGTCAATTTCACGCTGAATGTTTCGAATACGCATTTGAATCACTTCTTCTGTTGTCATGATGATTCCTCCACGTATCTAAACGTTCTCTTCTTAACGTCTGTGTATCCACACCTAGCTCTTTTTCTCACGATTTTCTCGTGCAAGCCTGTGAGACTTGCTAACTGTTCAGCTGTCCCTGTCACTAGAAGTTTGTCACCGTGCCAAATTGCGATTTTTCGTGGTCTTGGCTTGTTGCTCTTGTCTGCCCACATCGCTCTTCCAAGCCTCATCACTTCTGAAGCAGTTTCTTTTTCATTTTGCCAATCTTCTGAATAAGTCAATTCGATAATTCGCTGCATTGCCGCTTTCTTATCCATCCCGACATTCTCCTTTCAATAATTTGAGTACTTGATCAAGTGCGCTCTCACGTCCGCCATGAAACGTGTTGAGCCACTTGTCTTCGTACGACACACTTTGTCTTAAAGCTTCTTGATGCATTAATTCGATCTGTGCTGTAAATGTCTTTAGGTCCATCTTGTTTACACCTGCTCAAGTTCACTAAGATGTTTTTGCAATCCTTTAATGCAATCAACAAATAGTAATTTTGTATAAGCTAAATTTCTTAATTGTGTTGCATCGATATAGAGTGCGAAATAGTATCTGAGTTTACTCCAACTTGAACGATCATTCTTAATTCCTTCAATTCCAGCTTCTTCGAGTTGATCATATACGTCTCTCAGAATTTCTATTTCCTCACCAGTTTTATACTTTGCTATTTCATTAATTAGTTCTAGATAATCGATCTTCAATTTTCCACCTCTTAGAATGGTGCTTTTGATTGTCTATTAGCTCGTTCTAGCGCTTTTTTCTTAAGATAGGCTTCTTGGTCGATTGCCCATTCAGGAAGCTTCTCTCGTCTTCCTGTGCGCTTGTATCCACTGCTTGCGTTCTTAGGTTCACTTTTTTCTTTCCTTGCCCAACTTCGAATAGTTGCCAAATAGTTTTTATAAGTCTTACCAGAAGACTCACAGTATTCAGATAGCCTCTCGATTCGTTCTTGGTAATCATTAGGGAATTCTGTTTTGAGTTTCTCCATTTGGTCATCTGACAAAAGAACATTTTTATACTCTCCGTATTTATGGCAGATGGGCTTAGCCTTCGATTTTTTCGAAGGTGGTAACTCTCTTATATATTCTTTTGTATTATTAAATGTATTATTAATAGATGTATTATTATCTTTGACTTTTTCGTCAATAGGGGTATTGCGTTTTTCGTCAATAGGGTATTGATTAATTCGTAGGTACCTATTGATTATTTGATTGGTACCCTCTTTGTAAATGATTTCCCGATTCAAGTATCCAAACTTAATCAAATCACTTACCCATCGCGATATAGTCTCTTTATTCACACCATATAAATCTGCAAAGTACTCATTGCCTGCCCAACAAAAGCCTCTTTCATTACACAAGGCCGTTATCTCTCCGTATAACAACTTAGTATTTGGTTTAAGTCTTTTGTCGTACCTTACGTTGGCTGGTATAATCGCATAATAACTTCGATGTTCTGTCATTTTTACCCTCCAATATTTAACTTTTTGATTGTCTCCTGGTTTAACTTGATTCCTTTGATTTGATATTTATTTTTAAAATTGATCACACCTATTTTGTGTTTCTCTGTGTGATGGATTCTGCAGAGTGCTGCAAATGTGTACTCTGAATGATCAACTTCTTTGCGCTTTCGTCTTCCTAGCGCTTTGTCAAAGTGATCGATGTCAGCTCCTGTTTTGCCACAGATACAGCAGACTCTTTTTGTGATGCATTTGTAGAAGTAATATTCTTGATTCGCTGGTAAAATCTCATAGCCTTCTTTGAAAGGAATATGATGTTCAAAGATAAAATCTAAGATGATATTTGCTAAGACGTTAGCATCACTCACAGTCGTATTCGATTCATCTTTGAGGCTTATTTTGCGCCCTGTGACACCTTCAAAGCGGAAGTAAAAGAATTCCTTCCAGAAGTCCGTTGGCATGCCTGTATCGATGAAAATATCGCCTATGAGTGCATAGATGAAGTTTCGTTGCTGTGCGGTGAACCGACGTGGATCAATAAAACGAATTTCAATGATTCGATCGCCATCATAGCCGTCATACATCGTTTTCAGCCGTTCGATATTTACTTCTTCGTTGATTGTTGCGCCAATGTCGTTACCTTTAAATTTCTTTAGTACCGCCGAGTATGAATCTATTAGTGGTTTAAACACTCATATCACTTCTTATCCAATTCTTTTCTCTTAGCTGCTATTGCTCGCTCCATCAAGGCGCATTGCTCATAGCTTAACTGTTCAATAGTTTCAACGTTATCAGCTAAGAGCCCTAATTTATCTGTCTGCTCATTAACATATTCGATTAAGGTTTTGGTCATATCTTTACCCATCTGCTCATTGAAAGCTTCTAGAATCGTCTCTAGCATGCTTAATTTCTTTGTATCGATTCTAGGTGGTGTTGGAATATCTTCCCCTTGAAATACATATAATCCCAGTCCGTGTAGAGCCAATGCTTTCACAAAGCATCGCTTCAATGAGTTATTGATTTGCATAGCATTTGGTTTAACAACTGGTTGGTTTCGATAATCTAAAACAGGAAATAACTCGGTTTCCGTGTGTCCTTTAACCGTTACTGAGACAGATACATAAGTCCCAGTTTCATCCATAAGAAAAGGTTTATATTCCTCAACAAGAAAGTCTTGATGAGTTCCAGAAACAACCCTGTAGTGTTTGTACTCATTAATAGTTACCGTTGCCTGTGGATCATTCTTTTTCATAATCTCCCACGCGTGAGCCCAAGATAAATAATCAAAATCTCCTTTTTTCTTGAGAATTTTATTTAACTTACGACTAAAAAGTTTTTCAAAGTTCGTTGTCCCTTTGATTTCACTCATCAAATTCTGCCTCCATTTCAGCAATGTATTTCTTACCTGATCCGTAATAAGAGATATCAATCAAGTTATCTCTGTCGTACTCTTCTAGCGCGTCAATCAAGCCATCTTCGATGACATAGATGTATTCAGGTTTGTTTGAATGTTTTGATAGATGGATAAGATAGACATGATCCCAAATACTCACAAAATTGCCCAAATCGTCTTGATCACATGCTAGTTGTTCATCCGTCAAAAGATTACGTCTGATTTTTCGATTGCTTGTTTCCTTGATATTCGATTTGCCCCAACTAGGATCAGTCAAATATTGATCTAGAGTGGAAAGTTCTTTTTCCATGTGGTAACATCTCCTTAGATGTATTTTCTTTGTGACTCTATGCTTGCCGGCGGAGTCACTTTTTTATTTGTTGCCATGCTTTTTGCTTTTCGATATGCTGCTTGCTTAAAATAATAGGACGGTTATTGGTCCACCAATTATCAGCAATCACTTTACCGATTTTTAGCGCTTCTTCTCGTGCCATAGTTGCTCCTTTCTTTTGAATCAAGCAGATTGATTAAAACCATCAATGCTGCGAACAAACTTCCCCCGATAATACTTTGGTGTGCTACTATCACTAATAGCCCTAGGATGAATCCTATAAAAAGTGTGTCTGTCTTCTTCATAATCTAATCTCCCTATTTTTTATTTCTAGCATTCTCAAATCCTCAAGTTCAGAAGCGATTAGTTCAGCTTGTCTATCTGATAGCTCATCGGCTTTTCTAAGCGCTTCACGATCATCTTGTAATTGTTTCCTGCGTTGTTTAATCAAACGGAGAATTTGATGTTCTTGTTGCAATGTGTAGGACATAAAATCATTCTCCTTTGCCTTTAGAACTCAAAGTTTTCTTTCAAAAATCTTTGGAGTTCTGATCGTTCAATTCTGATGTCTAACTTGCTCCACTGCTGTGTTTTTAAGCCTAGGTTTATCCAATGTGTTAATTTGTCATCACCAATTCCTAAAACTTTTCTTACCTCTGATTTGTTTGGATATGGAGGAAGCTCTACTGATTTGTTCATAAGGCGCAATCGTTCGTCCAACGAATTAAGCACAGCATTCGTAATCTGTGTAGTTAATTCTGAAACTACTAAATTATCTGGAATTGTTATTTGCATAATTTTTCTCCTTTTCTAATTCTGCTAGCACTGCCTCAATTGGCTTGATTTGTTTATCTGGCTTTCTACGTCCATTCATAATATCCGACATGTATGCTGTTGAAATACCAAGCTTTTCAGCTAACCAAGCTTGACTCTTGTCATGCGTAGCTAGCGCCACACGCACTTTTAAAATGAAGTCCTGCGACATAACTATCTCTCCTCTAATAGATCAATTTCTGGAATATATCCTTCTTTTTTTAGCGACTCATAAATGAACAAACGTCCTTTTTGAGTCCATTTAGTATTCATCACAACTTTTGTTCCACCATCAGATTTCGGAATCTCAGTTGTATGAGATTTTGTATATCCTTGCCTCATATGTTTCTTGCATAATAACCATTGGTTGCCTACTTTTTTCTGAATACCTAGTTTATGAAGTAGTTTGTTCATCTGTTGTGGAGACATCCCATAATCTGCTGCAATCTGACTAATTGTTACTGAATCTGTAGAAGATAAGATACTATCCAAATACGAAATTTTGGGTTCGTATTCTGCAATTTTTTGTTCTGCGATTAGTCTTCCAGTACGTTCTTCTTTCAACTTAGTTGCTAATTGGATGATTGTATCTGGATTAAGCAAGGCTTCTTCTACTTTTTCTGGAGTTAGATAACCTCCATGTTTTCTAATTGCTGGCAACACTTCGCTTGTTACCCAACGTTTGAATTTTTTAGCATTAGTTAACTTGGATTTGAGTATTAAGCTATAAAGACCCGATTCGTTAATCAAAACAACTGCTGTTCCATTGACGGTGAACGAATCGTTCTGCGTCTTATCCTCCAAGTCCACATGATCTCGAATAGCTTTTTGCGGATTCGAATATCCTAGAATGTCCGCTATGTCTTTTCCTACAAAAAATGGTTCATCATCGATTGTCATTGTTCGTACTTCATGTTGTTCAAAGTTAAAAATTTGCGGTGTGTTCATTTTTGCTCATTCCTTTCTTTGATATAATTTTGAATAGAAAGCGAGGTGAAAATAGTATGGAAGAATTTAATATGGATGTCGACGCCTTATTCAAACAAACCGTATTCAAGACTGTTAATAAAGAATTCAAAATAGATTTCCAAAATGACGAATCTTTTCCAACAGAAATTGAATTATTCGAAGAACTTTCTCAGAGCGTTTCTGAGTCTTTTTCTCGTCAGTTGCAAAAGAATTTTTTTGATGCTCTTGTGGATGAATTTCATCAACAACAGCACTAAACTTTTGGTCTTTAAAATTTAAAGTTATTAAAGCTCCTTTTGCGGAAGGAGTTTTTTTATTTTGTTTCATGATGTTTCCTCCTTTTCTTTAAATATGTAAGCTAACAAAATTAGCTAATTTTGTTGACTTTTTTTAAAACTAGATTTAGAATTAAATCACAGTTAAATAAGCACAGAATTACCTTGTAAATTAGCATTCTAAGTTTGCCGACCTCGAATTTGTTTATTTTATAAGGTGTCTTTCTTATTGCTTGTTAGCTTATTAAATTAGCTTACGAATACAGTATATTAAATCTAGTTTTAATTGTCAAGCCGAAAAAAGCATTTTTTTAGCTCTAGTTTTAATACTCTTCGTTAGCGAAACGGAGGAAACTTGATATGACAGCTTTTGACAGGCTTAAATCACTTTGTGATAGTCAAGGCATTTCAGTAAATGCTTTAGAAGAAAAGCTAGAAATTGGTAAAAATTCACTTTATTCTTGGAAAAAGAATATACCCAAAGGAACTAATTTAATAAAAGTTGCTGACTATTTCCATGTTTCAACAGATTACTTACTAGGTCGCACAGATGATCCCAACATAAGTGTTGCATCAGAGGAAAGAAAACTAACCGTGGAAGAAGCTTTAGCATCTGTAATGAGCAGCGACGGAAAGCCACTCACCGATAATGATAGGGAAATACTATCAGCTATGATTGAAGCATATTTAGAGAAAAAAGATAACTAAATAAGTAGGTGAGTCAGTTGGACAGTCAAATTGAAATGATAATTAATGAACTCGGCGTTAAGGTGGAAGAAAAAGAACATCTTGACGCAGATGGTCATTATATCGCATGTATGAATACTATAGTAATAAAAGCTAATTTATCTAAGTATAGAAGACAAAGAACCTTATTACATGAATTGGGACACGCTTCTAAACATCATGATAATTATTTTTTATATAACTTAGCATTCTCTCTACATTCAAAAATGGAATATGAAGCTGATCGCTTTATGATTGAAAATTTATTAGATAGCTATATTGCAAAATCTGAATTGGAACCACACAACATCAATTACATGAAATTTATCGAAGATAATAATTTAAGTGTTCGCTTCGAACCGCTTGTGAAAGAATTATTAAAAGCTCGCATTTATTGTTATGTAGCTCTCTAATATTTTTTTAAACAAAAAAAAGAACATATGTTCAAAAAAGAAAGGTGAACTAAAATGATATATCCAGAATTCAAAGAATGGTTAGAAAAAAACACAATCGGATACGAAACATTTATCATCAAAGCTACTAATTATCAAATTGAAAAAAATAAAAATAGACCCCAAAAAAAACGCTGGGATGATAAGAAAATAGATAAAGCTGTATTAGAAATGTGGAAACAAGTCGTGACTAACTTGTATCAAACAATTCGTAAAGAAAAAGGAGTTCCATTAATTAACGGGAAGGAAATATGGCTTGAATTTATAGAGGAACAAGGACTGATCGAATTTTTCAATGATAGCATGGCAGAATTAGAATTTGAATAGGGGTAATATTGATGGCAATGATAAAACAATATAAAAAGAAAAATGGCGAAAAAGCATGGTACTTTAAAACTTATCTCGGTATTGATCCGCTAACAGGAAAGAAAAAATATACTACTAAACGAGGATTTAGAACACAAAAAGAAGCAAAAACAGCACTTTCTAGGTTAGAACTAGAATTACAAAAAACAGGAATGCCCACAAGTACAAATACTACTTTCAAAGAAGCAGCAGAATTATGGCTAGAAAGCTACAAAAAAACTGTAAAAGAAAGTTCATATTCAAGGACTAAAATAATCTTTAATAAACATATATATCCCAAATTTGGAAATATTAAGCTTTCTAAAATTAATACGGCATATTGTCAAAAGGTAGTAAATGATTGGAGTGAAAAAGGAACTTCAAAGCAGTACCCTCTTTTCATAAACTATATGAATAAAGTTTTTAAGTATGCTATAAATATTGGTTTAACATCTGATAATCCAACATTAAATTTACTTATTCCAAAGCCACAAATTAAAACAGAAAAGAAATTAAAATTATATACAAAAGAACAGTTGGAATTATTTCTAGATGAAGTATCTCAAGAACAGAATCCATATTTTAAAAACAGAGACTATACGCTCTTTAGACTATTAGCATTCAGCGGATGTAGAATCGGCGAAATATTAGCACTCACTTGGGACAATATTAATTTTAAAACAAATGAAATGGCCATTAAAAAAACTGTAGCTCGTTCAGATAAATACTATATATCTGAAACTCCTAAAACCAAAAAATCAAATCGAATAATTTATTTAGATGAAAAAACTATAAAGCAACTAAAATTTTGGAAGCTCGAACAAAGAAAGTACTTATTTCAATTAGGATTTACCAAAGCTAATTATTTGTTTACCAATGACGAAAATAATTTCACAATTAATCAGTCAGTGGCAGAAAGATACAATATATATCGTGAGCGTGCCGGCTTACCTTATATCGGTCTGCATGGTTTTAGACATACACATGCATCAATGCTATATGAGGCAGGCGCAGATCACAAAGAAGTCCAAGAAAGAATGGGCCACGCAAATATAAAAACTACTATGGACACATATACACACATTACTAACAGCAAAAAAGAAGAAACAACACAAAAACTAACAAATTATATTAACTTCTAAGAAAGTATGGTCAAAAGTATGGTCAAAAAAAATCCCATAATTTACAAAAAAGCTCCATCCCTTGCCACACAAGAGATAGAGCAGTTTATTTATTAAGCTTCTTGAGCTACTGGATAAACAGACACTTCAAATATACTTTTTTCTGGCATATTCTGAACAATGCTAACAGCTTGAGATCACTAGATTTCTAATATTATCTATAATGTGCAATTTCCTATTATTTCTCAAAAGTATGGTCAAAGTATGGTCATTTTTTATGTCAAATTTTCATAACTTCTTTTATATAATATTTTCCTCTGATATGATAAGAATGTGAATATTATATAGAAGGAAGGTTCATGTATATGGGGTTATTCGGTAACAAAGAAAAAAAACTAGCTAAGAAAAAAGAAAAAGAAATAAAGAAGGCTGAACAAGCAAAAACTTTTAACTATTTTAAAGATAATAGTAACTTGATCATTGAAGATTTCTACTTTGATGATATCCATAAAAAAGCTTTTATAAAGAAGTCTATATTAAAAAATAGAGAGCAGTGTGTATTCAACTATAATGACTTAATCAGTTATACACCGATTTTTGAAGGATCAAAAATAAAAAAACATCATGGAATAACTAGAGCAGTTGTTGGTGGTGTATTAGCAGGTTCTATTGGAGCTTTAGTTGGCGCCGGTACTGGTGGCAAAGAATTTGAATCTGTAAAACAATTAGGTGTTATGGTTCATCTTGCTGATAACTCATCAGTTAAATATTTAATCATTAACAGCGAAACTAAATTAGATTCTATTGTAGGAAGAGCCTCTATGGATATATATAATAAACTTGTTGCGAAATTAGAATGGATACTAAAAGAAAAAGAAGGAGTTCCGACTAACACCTCAGAAAGTCAAGCAGATGAAATAAGAAAATATAAAGAATTATTGGATGATGGAATCATTACAGAAGAAGAATTTAATAAAAAGAAACAAGAATTATTAGATTTATAATATCTATCAAAAAAGATGAGCATTTAATTTAGCTCATCTTTTTCTATTTACAATACAAACATTTGTTCGTATACTCTTTTTGAGGTGAACATTATGTTGATGGAAGGAAAAACACAATTATGGTTTAAATTTGATCCTTCGAATAGATTTGTCAAAGATTTTTATAAGGTGTGGGATTCAGAAGTTTTCTTTTTAGCAATCGAAGATAGCTTATTAATCAATCTCTACTATTCTAATAAGAACTACTTTAAAATTCCTGCTGCGAAAACTAGAATGAAGAAAGACGTATATTTTTTGTTTGATATCGTGACTGACGTGCCAGACGCTCGAAGCGATCATCGGCGTTATGACTATATAAAGTATACTTTCGTTGATCCAGAAAGGTATAAAGATTAAAGTAGGCTACCTAAAAAGGTAGCCCGGAATGGATTTTATCACCATACTTATGAAAGGAGATATTTTTTAAGTTGGTATTAAGATTGTGTAATATGATGATATCTATATTTTATAGTATCAGTGCTATAAAATCAAAAATAAGTCACTAATTAACTATCACTCCAATTGTAAGCCTTTTTCCCATTATTTTTTACAGTTATATGGTATGCTGTTTAATAGCTTCAAATATAAAAGAGTTTAAAGCGTAACACACTTATGGGGAAGTGGTTTTTGGGGAACGCTTTAAACTCTTCTTTATTATTATCTCACAATTTAACCCAAATGTCTTTCTATTTTAAAAGTCAAAGTATAACTTTTCAAATATACAGAAGTATAACTATGTGAAACATCCTTTCATTAATCCATAAAAGAATACATAAAAAAGCCACTCATTTGAGTGGCAATGGAGAAAAGCTTTAGCTTGTATAATACTCTTCAAAAATTTCTAACACAGAACGATTCAATTGGCTACATTAATGTACCCTGTAGGACTCGAACCTACGACCGGACGGTTATGAGCCGTCTGCTCTAACCAACTGAGCTAAGGGTACGGAAAGCCATCACAACTACTGCAAACAAAAAGAATGGACATAGACTAGATAATAATGGGTTTCATTCTTTATGTTGTGATGGCTAATTTATTATTACATAAATATTATTGAAAAAACTAGACTTTTTCGCATATTAATAAAAAAAGAGACACCATATAGATGTCTCTCAACTATGTTTCTATGTGGGCGCATACGTCCCGATGCGTACATTAAAAATAGGCGCTTACGTCCTTCTATAAATACATGGTAACTAACGAACAGAAAAATGTCAACAAAATGTCAGAAGTCAAAATATGCTAATAAACATATTTAAAATTGTCAAGTGATTTATGTTTACTCTAAGATTCTAAGTTGGTATACTATATGTACATAAAAAATCAACATAGTGAGGAGTGATTTTATGGCTACCACTATTAAAAACACTGAATTAGTTTTCAATTCAGAAAAAGAGTGTAGCAAATTTCTAGACGATATATATAAAAACAAAAAAGTTCCTTCAAACTCAAAAATTGCTAATACATTAGCTGGCATGAAGAAAATAAAAACAATAAATGTTGATGGTGTAAAATACGAGGTATAGAACGAGGCAGATATGTTACTTGATGATAAAGTTGAATTTAAAAAAATATCAAATATCGATGACAAAGAAAGAGCCTTAGTAGAGGCTTTTTCTTCTGGAAAAGATCATATTGATTTTTACTTAAAAAACGAAGCACTAGAAGATTTACAATATGGAATTACAAAGACTTATTTAATGTTTGTAACCCCAAAAGGTAAAGAAACCTACTTACTAGGTTTTTTCTCTTTAACTACTGATCGTGTATTGATTACAAAAAAATCCAAATTACAAGATCTATTAACTAATTGGAAAAACCCAGTTTACCGTAAATCAATCCCTGGTATACAAATACACCACTTTGCCGTTAACGGACCTTATCAAGCGCAACATTTAGGTCAAGAGATGATGTATTATGCCTTTTTATTTATAAAAACTGCGCTACTAAGTAATATAGGAGCTTGTTTGATTACAGTTCAAAGCGAACCTGATGTCCGTGGTTTTTATGAATCTCTTGGTTTCTGCCATACAGGTCAAGTAAGAGATTCAAATGTTAGTATGGCTATACCCACTAATGAATTTTTTATTGATTAGGAAAAGTTACATAATATGTACTGCCCCTCAACGAGGGGCTATTTTTTTATCGTTGCGGAATATTTAAATACCAACGCTTGTCATGGAAATCTTGCGCTCCGCCTTGCGTGTTACCTTTCGGATCATTCGTTGCACGCATCATGACATAGACTTTCTTATTAGGGAAGTTGCGCATATTGAAAGATACATGATAACCAACATTTCCTAAAGTATTATAAGCTTGATTTACGTCTGGTCTATAAATTCCATCAGCTCTTACTCGAGCTAATTCTTTCCCAGTATTGTAATCCATAATGAAAATATACTCGTATTGATAGTTAGCAATGTGCCATCCAGCCACATGCAAGTTTGCGTTTTCGATTTCTCCAAACTGATCAATGTGGGCGTAATTTGTTCCATCTGTCAATGTAGGATTTGCAGCACCTGCTCGGGTTGGATCAACGACAGGCTTGTTCTTAGAAGTTGTCGGATTTTTATCGGTAAATCCATGAGCTAAATCGTAAGCCAGTTTTTCCTTACTTATACCCATTTCTGATAAGTATCCATACGGATCTGTATGATCGCCCCAAATGTTTTGAGTTACCCATAAATGCGATTTGATTCCTGGTTGGTTATAAGGCGTGTCCAATGTTAATGGAATACCATATTTTATTGCTGAATCTCTCGCCAATTCAACGTATGCTTTATAGTTCTTTTCAAAAGTTGCTTTATTATGTGTGTGTTGTAACTCAATCTGCACAGGACTATTGGCATTAGCATACGAACCAGCACCGTACTGTACATAACCAGGTTGTCCGACTTGATAAACAATACCACCGTCTCCCACAATATAAGCAGTATAAGCGCTAGTCCATGAACGTTGCATATACTGTGCTTCATTGCGTCCTGTTGCTGTTTCGTTAGCCGTTTCATGAAGTAAAATATACTGATTATTTGCTACTTGAGAGCTACCTTCGTTTGGGCCCAAATTAAATTCATTGTTAATCGTATAGGCAAATCCATTAATTGGCAATAAAAAAAGAGCCATTAATAGGCTCATCGCAGTAATAGTAATTTTCTTTTTCATTTGTTTCCTCCTATTTTTTTAAATTATAAGCCGACACACCAGTAATAACGCCTAAAAATGTTGCTACTGCATTGATAGTGAGTACTGTCATATCTGTTCCATTCCATCCATATGCTTTTCCTAACGTGGCTACTAAAACAGATGCAGCTGGTAATACTGTTAAAACCGTCCATTTAATGACTTGATAATACTTATCGGGTAAAATCATTTCTTCTCACCTCCTTTACAATTTAGTCAAGAAATAGCCAATGATCGTAATGCCTAAACCAATCATGTAACCCCACGACCATTTATTATTGGCTTTCATTTCTTTGATATCTTCTGCATTATTAAGCGCAATAGAATATGCCTGATCCGCTCTATCTTTTGCACTTTCCGCTTTTTCGCGTAATGATTCGTAATTATCTAGTTTCGTTTCAATACGCACTAAACGTTCTACCACATCTTGTATTGCTTCGTCTTTCAACCAACTAGCCTCCTTTCATTGCAAAATAAAAAACACCCTCTATTGAGCGTGTTGGTAGCAAAATTAGTATTTTATACAGGTTTTACTTCTGATATTTTTAAGGATAATAGTTGTGTTGCAAACATGATTCCTCCAGCGGCTGTTTCTATAGTAAACTCTACCTTATCTCCTGTAACTAAAGTGTGGACGTACTGACCAGCTTGAGTAGTCATATAATTGAAATTAACGCTACTACCCAAGTTAGTAAAATTCGTATCACTTCCATTTTTCCTAATTTTTACATAGGCGTATTTTAATGTGTTATCTCCATGAAGTTTTACAGAACCCTCGAAAAATAAAACACAATCTCTAGTTGCTGTTAAAGTATTTCCATCACTACCTATCGTGTAAGGTAAATCACTAGAAGTGTGGGCAAAATCCGTAGCGATAAGAGCCCCTATAGGTATTTTAGTACCACCAGAAACTTTAGAAAGATTTGCACCTTCACCATAAATAGCGTACAAAGGGATTTTATTCTCTATCTCATCAACCCTACTATTTGTATCCTTTATAGCAGTCGCATTAGCGTTCGCTTTTGTTTGAGCATCCTTAGCTGTGGTGTCTACCGCATGAATTGAAGCAGTCAACTGCGAATTAATCTCCGATACTTTCCCATCGGTATAATTGTTTGCTTTACCAGTAATTTCAGAAATTTTAACATCTGTAGCAAGATTGTCTTCGACATATTCTGGTGCTAGATCCCAGACGTAATCTTTTGGATTGTTTGAGTCTCGCATACCGATTCCTCGGTATTTATATTGCTCAATATTAGGAGTTCGGGTGTCGCCTTTTTCGATCTTGAGCCAGTCAATTTGAACAGCTCCTACAGACGAATTAGGCACCTGATAAATTGTAAGTCTATCTTTTACCCCAGCATCTATATTAGATTGACTAACAGTAAAGGTCTTCTGCCAAACATCAGTTAAACCATCTACAGGGGTCATTGAGCCTACACCTATTGTTCCGGCATCCAGAAAAACATTAAATGTTTGCGTTGCTGGTTTAGTAGCTTTCATAGTTAATGTATATTTTTGACCTGCTATATAAGGTTCCGTATTTGGACCGGTATACACTGCATATGCACTCGTTTTAATAGGATATTTAATAGTTTTATTTGCAATATTTTCACCCAAAGCCACCTTACTCAAATAATACGGTGCATCGAGTAGATTTGGCTGGTATGGTGTGGCTGTTGGACCAGCTTCAAGTTTAGCGTGTCTCAAACGTAGTCTACCAGATAGGCTGTTATTGGCGTCTTGATTATATAGTGTTATATACCAACTTTCAGCGTTATCAATCGCAGTAGTCATTTTAGCGGTAACAGTTAGCTTTTGCCATACACCCTTAGCAGTAGTTAATGTATTAGGCGTAGTTAGTGCTGGGACCCAATTAGGCATTTTAAAATATCTTAGTGCTATCTTACTAGGATCTCCAGTGAAATCATCTTCTAACATAATTTCTACGCTCATGTTATATGTTTCGCCTACTACCAGAGCTGGTTGACTTTTCGCTTTGTATAAATCTAATTTATGGTTTGGGTCAAGCGTAACCACTACCTCGTCACCATCATCAATAACAGATAAAGCACCAGTACCTTGCGAGAAGCTGTCAGCGTTTATATTGGCTATTAAATTCGGATTCCCCGAATAATCATAGTCCCCGAAGTCGGTGCTGTTACTGTACATCACTTGCAGGTTACCTAACTTAGAAATTTCTTCTTTCAGAGCATCTAACTTTTCTTGTAGTGTTTTAGCTTGACCAGTTAAATCAGTAATCTGTTGATTTAAGCTGTCCACTCTACCTTTGATTTCAGCCATAAAAGCATCAAAAGTTTCGTTATACTTTTGAATCAACTCTTCCAATTGCGAAACATATTCATCAGCTTGGCCTTGCGAAATGTCAGACACTCCTAGTGAGAAAAAAATGATATCTTGCGTTGTTAAAATTTGATTGTCTTTTCTATATTCTACATAGCAGTGTTTATAATACCCTGTTTCACTCATAAATGTGCCATCAAGAGAAAATGTGACTTCTTCACTAGTTACACTAGTTGCAACACTATCTACATAACGGTTAGATGGTGTTGTTCCTTTTAAAGTAAATATTCCGCCACTCGTATCCATCTGCAAGCCATTTAAAAATGGTTTAACAGTCACCGTAATCCCTTTATCACCTTGACGAGCCGTAATAGCTTTGGTGTAGTTTAATTCTTTGCTGAAATCTAAAGCCAAATTATATAAACTGCTAGCCATTTATATACCTCCTTGCTAAAATTCATTTTGGTCGTATTCGTGCACATTATAATCATGGTCATCAAGTTCTAGACGTTGATGCTCAAAACCTTTTCTGTGTGCTACTAAATTCCAAGAAAATAATACATTAGGTGTATCAGTTTCAATTACAAAATACTCTGGTGTAGTTTCTGTTACCGCGAATTGACATAATTTATTAGGTGTTAAGAATACATGATACAAACAAAGCGTAACTGTTTCTGCATAAATAGGGTCAATTGGCACATTAACAATGCAGTCTTTTCCTACTACAGCTTCCCCATAATCGGCAAAATAATTTTCTGGTGTTTCATAGGCATTTAATAGTCTTTGACCATAATGTTCTGTAGAGACACTGGCATTTTTAGTACCACCAGTAACACTAAAACCAGTAGATCGAACGTTAGCTATCGTTAACTTACCATTATACTTGTGAGATAACTCTACCCCAATACTATGGTAACCATTAACATTTGCCATGTTCGATGGTACACCAGTACCATCATTTCTGCTACCTGCCATCAAATCAAATGATGTAGACGTATTAACACCAAATGTACCATCATTAAAACTAAGTAAATACGCTGGAAATCTTGCATCACCCTTACTAACGGTAAACCCTTGTGCTTTATCTAATAATTGGAATCTGATATTTGACGTTGTTGTACTTCCGCTGGTAAAGTTTTCTGGTTTTTGTTTAAAATATACAACCCCATCACTGTTTCTTTTCCAAGAAATATCCCCATTTTTGATTTCTGTAGTAAAATCTGTACCTTGACTGGTTATTGTACCCCCTGTAATTGTAGAACCTTTAATCGTTACCCCTTCAATATTAATAGCCTTTAATACACCAGACGTAATAAAACTAGCGTTAAACACGCCGTCTAACGTCCATGCTGTTTCATATGTTCCGTTAATACCAGTTTTAGAAAAACCAATACCAGCGTTGTTGATTTGCAAAACATTCCGTGCGGTATTCTTATCTGGCGTGTCCATAATCAAAATACGACTAGGCGCTTCTTTAGGATCTAATAAAACATAACCACCATTTTGACCAGTAATCATATCAGTTTGATGATCTACAATATCATTGATTAAATCGCTGATTTCGCCGCCATTTTTCAATTGATCAATGGCATCATTAATCAAATTACTTATATTATTCTCTGTATTTTCTAAGAAGTTTGTTTTGACGTTTCCTACAACTAATTTATCGTATGAGTTAGTTAAAACATTAAACGTATATTCCACAATTCTTGCTGACATATTCACTTTTAACTGTGGATGATACACATCTACTCCGTCACCCATCGAAACTTTTTCCAGATCAACAAATTTTTCATAACCTCTTTGATGTCTCAATGGTACTAATTCAATCGAACCACTCACTTGTGGTTTTTGTTTATCTATGTTTGTTTTCAACCAGTCTTTAGCAGCTTCCCTTAATGAGGCTACATCAGTCGCTTTGTCTTTAAAATCAACAAAAGAAACATATCCAGCAGGATAATCATCCACGTAATCCGTGAAAATAACTTCTTCTGGTAGAGTGATCTCATCTTCTCCTTCTGACGAACTGCTAATGAATGGATAAACTCCAACTAAAACACTTTGAGCATCTATCTCTAAGTCGAGACCAGTTAAGTTTTTAGTATAAATCGCTTTGATTTTATGATCCGTGCCTAGCCTTGTTTCGTGATGTAATGTATTATTATCTTTTAGAAATTCACCATGAAATCGATCTAGAATAGATCCCTCTTTTCCACCAAAGAATTCTAAAAAATTCGCCTTTTCTATCTTCACATTAGCAAGCATATCTACTAATGACGAGAAAGAAAACTGCGAAGGAATAACTGGTTTCGCTAAAGCTTTTGCGTTTTGCCATGCCTGAGTAGCAGTGATCTTTTCTGTTCCGCTGTCATATTTATTCAACACCGATTTTCTTATATCATTGAAAATAGGTTCAGCTTTTACTTCTATCGTATTTCCTATTACGGAAGTCTTTGCATAATAAATCCGTAAACGTTGCTTTGCTCGATTTTCATCTACATAGCACTGAATAATACGTCCTTCTATAATCAAGTCTGCATTAGTTCCGCTTATTGGATAAGTACCCTGAAATATCTCGGCTCCGTTTAGTTTATTGCTAACAGTAGCTGTTAACCAGTCTGACAAAGCGCCTAAACCTTGCGTATCATATAAATGTTCAGCTAAATTATTCGCGTCGTTTTTATCGTAAATAGTTATTAAATTATCGATCATCTATTTCACCTACCTTAACCCATTACGATAAATTTGTATTTTGCTCAAACCAGTACAATTAAAATAATTAATATCCACTTGCAATGTCGGATATTGCATGGTCTTCATTTTGTTGGACCGATCTAAAATATCTCCGTCCGATTGCTCTTCGTAGCAAAGCATCAAATCACTATCAATAACTATGTCAGTTCCCACTACTAAGCCTTCAAAATTAAACACATAATCATTTAAGATGAATTGGCATGAAGTAGCTGAAGGAGTGATGATAATCTTTGGAAAACTTTCTTCTAAACTATTATTCAGCAAGTTAAATGACTGTGGTTTATCTACGGTTATTGGTACGTCTTCTTGAACTCTTGCGAATGGTTTCGCAGTGATATTCACATCGAACTCTCCCCATTCAACGATATCGTTTTCTGCATCCCCAATATCGATAGTCTGGATAACATAATAGACGTTGGGATCATCAGAGAATTCTAATTTCTTTGCATAATTTAACCAATGACGCATGATATAAAACGATTGCTTGAACGCTTGATGGTCTTCCACATCCTCTAAATAGTTATAGTGCAATGTAAACGACATGTCTTCAAACGAGTAATCTTGTACTAAGCCACCTAACCTTCCTAAAACAGAAGTCTCAACTCTCTGCCTTTTTGGAGAAGGTATGGTTGGTCTTTCCGCTAAAGCCAATTTATGCAAATAATCAGGAAATCCATCGATTATAGAATGTATACAATCAGTCATTTTTTCACATCCTTTTTAATACTAAAAAAACAGGAGAAATACTCTCCTGTTTAACGCCATGCCGAAGCATTATCATTTTGAACTTTTGTAATGCTATCAATGATTTGTTGAGTTGTTTGCTTCATAGTAACCTCATCTGCGTTACCATCAATTGTGAAATTGAATTCGTAATTGTTCACAGGTTGAATCATTTGTGCCCTAGATGAAACTGATGTGCTACTCAAGATACGATCACCAATTTCTTGCAGCACAGATCTTTTCAAAGGTAAAACTGCTTCAGGTCCTGCTTCACCGACACCGATAATATTCGGAGAATTAAACACACTACCTTTCGCATACCAATCAACACCCAACGTTGGGATTTTTCCCTTCAATGGATTGAATTCCCCACTCAATTTAAAATGTGGTAACGGAATATGTGGTATCGAAATATTCAGATTATCAAAGATGCCACTGATTTTATCTCTAATCCAATCAATCGGAGCGCTAACAGTCTTTTTGATACCTTCCCAAATGTTAGCAATTGTACTTTTAACATTATTGAATATGTCGGAAACAATACCTGTTAGATTGGACCAACCGCTTGAAATTGCATTTTTTCCATCGTTTACTTTGGAGCTAATAGTGCTTGTAATTCCATTCCAAAGATTCAAAGCAGTGTTTTTGATACCGTTCCAAATTCCGCTGATCCACGAAGATATACTATTCCAAACACTTTGAATGGCACTTTTAGCTGCGTTTATAGCATTGCTTATACTACTAGTCACACTATTCCAGATATTTGATGCTGTAGAGCTGATTGAATTCCAAATTCCACCTAACCAACTAGATACAGTTGACCAAATATTTTGAATTACTGTAGCAGCTGCTTGTACCAAGCTAGTGATTGTATTCTTGATACTGTTCCAAATACTAGAAGCTGTTGCACTAATTGAATTCCAAATATTTGAAGCCGTAGTACTAATAGATGTCCATATACCATTCCACCATGCCACTACTGGATCAAATATAGTATGGAATGTAGTTACAATTCCATTCCAAGCGATGCTTATCCATTGTGTCATAGTATCCCAAATATTTTTAAGGAAATCAGAAATAGGCGTCCAAACAGCTTGCCAAGCTGCGCCTAATAACTGTCCAGCTACATCAAAAATACCCACGATAATATTAATACCAGCTTGAATCAATGACGTTATTAATGTCCATGGTATTTGAACAATTCCTACAATGTCCGCCCAAATAATCGACCATACTTCTTTGACTCCGTTCCAAATATTTGAAACCCAATCAACGAATGCTTGCCAAGTCTCTTGGACTCCTTGCCAGATGTTGGAAGCTCCTTCAACTAATCCGCTCCATAACTCTCCAAACCAATCAGAAACTCCTTGCCAAATTTCTTGAACCCAATCTACAAATCCAGACCAGGTTTCTTTGACTCCATCCCAAACTGATGAGGCACCTTCTTTTATACTTTCCCAAGTACCACCCAACCAATCAGTGAATTTACTCCATATTCCCTTAAACCAGTCAGTAATTGCACCCCAGTTTTTTATAATTGCTATAACTCCAGCAATAGCAGTAATAACTGCTCCTATTATTAATGTAGTAGGACCACCTAGAGCCATGAAGCCAACTATTATTGGCATTAATAAAGTAAATGCAGCAGTCAATCCGCCAATTGCTACGGCATAATCCTGTACTGGTTGTGGAAGATTATTAAACGCATCAGCCATCTTTCCTAGAAAATCAATTACTGGTTCGAGTGCATCTATGATTGTGTTGCCTATAGGAGCTAATGAATCCTTTAATTCAGCTATTTTCCCATTCAACTCTTGCAACGGAGTAGTAGAATCTTCATTCATTTTTTGTGCAGATCCACTAACATCATCAAATGTATGGTTAACATCAGTTAAAGATTGGACAACTTTCATCGCGTTATCTTCGCCAAGTGCAGACCAAATTGTAGAAGCTTTATTTAATTGGTCGTATTGACCATCCATATTGCTAAAATCTTGAATCATGGAATTAATAACGTCTTTTTGTGTTCCTCCGCCATTTTTCCACTCTTCAAAAGCTTTTCTAGTACTTTCACTAAACATATCCATGTTTTGCTCAAATCGACCATCTGTTAACGATATTCCCATTTCCTTAACTAAGTCATTGACTTTATCAAGGTTATAAGCACCCGCATCTAAACCATTTTGAAGCATTCCGAACGTTTCATCAGCTGAATATCCCATTTGACTCCATAATTGGCTATATTCTGCCATATTGTCGCCTAATTCGTGCGTTTTATCTAAACCGTTTTGAGTACCCGAAACCATTAAATCCATTGCATCTTGAGCGCTCAAGCCGAAATTGACCATTAAGCCATTTACACCACGTAACGTTTCATCCATATCAGCGCCCATGGTGTTTTCTAGGACCATAGCTTGTTCCGTGATATTTTGTAAATCTTGATTATTTAAATCGCCTAAATTACGCTTTACCAAAATCAATGCATCTGTGGACTGATCTAACGATTCTCCAAAACCTTTATAATAAATGTCTCTGGCTACATTCGTTAATTCTTCAGCCTCTTGTTTAGTCAAACCAAAATTAGCTTGTATTTTACTCTGGGAACTACCTACACTATTAGCAGAGTCCACTGCTTGTTTCCCTAATTCTGTAAGCTTATCGCCAATGTCGCTTAAAACGTCAGAAGCTTCCATTAGATTATTCATATCTATTTTGCTTCCGATATCGTCCAAGTTAGTTGTATCTACATTTTTAGCAGCTTGTCCTAACTCTTCAAATTCACGTTCAGCATCATTAAGCTTCGCCTCCATCTGCATTGCTTCTGTGGATGTAGCGCCAAACTCAGACTGTGTAGCTTCTAACTGTCGTCTCAGGATATCTATCGTTTTCTCTGCATTTTCAGATTGTTGAGAAACATATTCTTGGGCTTTCGCTAATTTCTCGGATTCAGAAGCTGATTGACCAGCAGTTGCTTGCCATTTTTTGTATTCGGATTCAATCAGAGAAGCACTAGCTTGAACATTTTTTTGTTCACTATCCAACTGTTGCATTGTAGACTCGTACGTCTGTATTTCGCCTTTTGCTTGAGCTAGTGCATTACTCGTTTTATCAATTTCGTTTGACAAACGTTGTTGCGCTGTTTGTTGGTTAATCAGTTCTCTTTCAAGTTTCTGAACTTCAGTGGAATTTTCTCCATAATATTTTTTGGCATTAGCTAAACGTTGGCTAGTTACTTCAACTTTTTGACTTTGTAATTCATACTGCTTCTCTAAAGAAGATAATTTACTTCCTAACTTGTCTGATTCAGAACCAGTCTGTTGTAATTGAGCTTGTTCTAGTTTTAATTCTGCTCTATTTTTAGTTAATTCAGCACTGATTTCTTTTAACGTAGATTTCAATCCGTCATCGTTAGCTATGAATGTTACTTCTGCTTCTGTTCTCTTTTTAGCCATTTTTTACCTCCTTTCTTTAGTTTTTATGGGATTGGTTTATTGCATAGTTTTTCCATCCTTCATAAGCACTCTTGTTGTAAGCCATTTGCAAAATGTCATCTAAACAGATATCGCTTAAAACCAAATCTGAAGGCATAGAAAAAACGTCGGTCAACATCGAATAGACATCGACCCACGTTTCAACTAAGAGCTTTGGCATTTTTACTTTTGAAGCTTTTTTTCCTTATTTGCTTTTTCAAATTCTTTTTGATAAGCATCGCGTGCTTGTTTGAACATCATCAATTGATAAATATAGCTGGCAGTAGCCATGTCAAAATCCCATTTATCGATAAATTCATCGAATGAAATATAATCAGTCATGTTCGCTTGGCGGTAAGCAATATACACAGCCTTTGCACCTTGAATAACAGAAATATCCATGGATCCTTTTCCCACAGTCATTTTTGCAAACTCGTCTGTGTTAAAATCTCTATTGATCATCAATAATTTCTTGATATTCAGTTTAGGTTCTAAATTCAAAATTGTTCCATCGTTTAGTTCAATTTTTGAGTAATCTTCGTTCATTTTGCTACCTCCGTTTTATGTTTAAGCTTGAGTCGTTGTAGTAGTGGTTGTTGAACTCTTTTTAATCACATCAGCAGATAGATTCGTCATCCATTGATCTGTTAAGTCTTCTTCAAGTTCTGCAACAATTGCTTCATGATAGAATTTACCAAATTCATCTTGCATAACTTTTGTTTCTAGTTCTAACGCAGCTACTTCATCCGCTCCATTTTCAATAGAGAATGTTAATCCTGTATTCGAAGTGCATGCTAACATACCAACTAACTTGCTATTTTCTTCGAAGTCATCCACGATCTCTGCAGCAAGTGAGAAATCTTCGCCTACGGAATCAGGACCGTAAGAGTAAATGCCTGGTTTAATACGTTCATCTTGTTTCAATCCATTGAAACGTCGATAAACTTCCATCGGTACATGTGCAGTAATTGTTACCGTCATATTGATTGGTTTAGATTTTGATTTTACTTCTGTCGCTCCACATTTTTTAACCACCGTTTGCATTTCTGTTTCGCCATCTAATTGTCCGTTACAATCTGTTGCGATTGCATTTTCTGCGTTCTTAAAATTAAAAGCAATTCGTTTGATACTCACGTTATCGAACGTTGTTACTACAGTTGTTGTTTTAGCCATTGTTGTTCCCCCTATTTATTTAATTTATCGAATTGACGAATCAGAAGTTCTGTAATTGGATCAAGTGCAAGACCTAATCCTCTTCTCATAAATTCGTCTGGCTGATTTCTTTTAGAAGTACCTATCCCCAAATCAGGATATTTTAAATACTCAAATTTTCTTGTAGGTCTAATGATGAAACCCAAATTAATATATTGAGTCTTAAGTGGACGACTATTTTTTGCGTGTTGGTGTCCTCTTCTTAAATCTGCTTCAGAAACAGGAATTTTTTCCGTAATCCTATCCACTGCAATATCTGAACCTTTTGATTTCAATGCTTCGTTAATCAGTCGTTCGCTCTCGCTTGAATAGCGTTCCATCCGCACAAGAAGTTCATCATGTCCATTTATTTTTAGCTCCCAACTATTTTTAGCCATGGCAATCACTCTTCAATAATCGTCTAAACGTAAATACCAATTGATCGATATAGCGATCTTGATTTTCTAGTTTTAAATGGTTGGGATCCATTCTCTGAAAACGAATAGAACGATTTTGAATCAATGAAATAATATCTAGTGAATCTCCTGTTAAATCTTCTCTATTTTCTGAATAGAAAGTTAGATATAGATTTTGACCCACGCTATATTTTGGTTCAGTGATCATTTCTATTTCTCCTGTTTCGAGAATGAAGTAATTAAAATCATCAGGTAGCTCATCCTCGCCAACAGAGTCTTGAAAGAGTTTTAGCTTAAAATGTTCTTCTAAGGAAGTTTTGATAGCAGAAATTTGCTTATTTAAACGTTCTTTTTCTTTAGAATTATCAATCACCATATTCACCCACACTTTCAAGATAAAAATAGATATAAAAATTATCGTAATCGGCATAGATAACGTTGTAACGCATACTATTGATTACGATAAAATATTGATCTTTATTAAATTTCTTGGCGATTGGATGAAATGGTGTCTTTACTTTCTTAGTTAATTTCGATCCCATCGCATCCATAGCTGTTATATCGCTATCTCTCATGGAAAGATTTCTAAATTTTAAAGAAGTGATTTCTGTATCTTCTACACCAATCTTTTTTCCTAATTCATTTCTTTTTGTGGTTTGCGTCAAAATCTTTAACCATCCATCGTTGAACGTTTCTTCGAGTCTACGATTATTCGCCATTCCCATCACCTGCAATATATTCTTGTAGCGCATAATGTTGAATGAAACCTAATAACTCACTAGCGAAATTTTGTTCAAACTCATCTAAAGCACGATTCCAGTCGTATCTACATCTTTCGATTAGCAATCCGTATTCTAAGCTTTCAGGAGAAAAAGAAAGAGTTGTACTCACTTTACTTTGAAGATAAACGGCATTTTTAGCTATCATCTTTTTAATTGACTCATCTTCTTCATTCCAGGTAACGTAAATATTATCCTTCACAGCTGTTAGCAATTCTTCAGTCACTTGTTCAGGCGTCATCTAACCACCGCCTTAATTGCTTTAACGTATGCGTAAGAGCATTTTTTCTTGTTTACAAATGATAAATCTTCATCAAAAGGTGTGGAAGTCACGTATCTCCCTTTGAAAAATAAATCTTCATCATTTGTTGTTACTCCAGCATTATGCAAGATTTTTACTTCTTTAAATTTTTCTATTGGATCAGTAGCAAAACAAAAGTTTAATTCCTCGTGAACTTTAGGACCAATATTGAAATACATCATGTTCCAAAGCTGTGCCCACATCTCGGCTGTCCAGATTTGTATATTTGTTTTTTGCCCTCTAAGGTAGCGATATAGCCGATTAGAATCTAGATAAACCTTTTTCCAATAATTCGCTTTAGGACGGTTAATAATCCACTGTGCGCCTCCTGAATTAGTGTTTATAGTTTCCAAAGATTCTACTGTAACATTTACAATGTTTGCCATATCTTTTAGAATATTTTCTCCGTTTTCACAGCTTCTAATATAATCAAGACTTAGATAACTACAGCAGTCGCTACAATACCAAACATCATCTTTAGAAGGCAATTTGCGCAAATTAATTCTTTTATTGAAAATGACATCCGAATCGATATAGAAATATCGGTCGTTCTCACGCGAATGATCTTCTTCTAAATATTTCCACCATAAATATGGTTTAATCGAAGGAATATACTCTTTGTCGTCCCGCAGATCATCGTACACATGAACTTCAACGCCATATTCCTTCTCAAAAAAAATAGGAATCTGATCATCGTGTCTGCTGAAAAGCAATACGATGTCTTTGATTCCTAGTTTCTTCAGATTAGTTAAACAAACTTCAAGCTCCCATTTAAACCGATTGATTGCCGGCTGACAAAGAATATACTTCATTCTGATCACCTACGCTTGTGTTGTAGTTGTTGTGGTTGTTGGTTTTGTAGTTGTAGTAGTAGTTCCCAAAGCGCTAATATCTAACACAATGAAACTATCGTTACGTTTAGGTTGTCCATTTGCATATTGTTTAGCTAGATAAATGCGTTCGTCTTCAACAAAATGGTATTCATCTGAAGCTTCAATTTTTAGCGTAGATCCTACACCCATGAAGTAATCTGAAGCTACCCCAATAACTGCTTTTCCTTCTGGCACAGCAGTTGACTGCAAGTCTGAAACTGGCACTGGCAATACTTGTACATATTCTCCATTAGCAGTTAGTACAGTTTTAGCTGGGAAAACTTTAGCCCAGTAATCTGTTGGATTCACAATTAGGACCACATCAGAAGGATTCACATTACGATAAATCGGATCATCTACACCTTCGATATTGAATTTCGATAGTCGCGCCATCAAACCGCCCATAGTTGCTGCATCTAAAGCTGTAATAGGTTCTGCTGTTTTTTCAGCATATTCTCCGTTAGTTTGGTTGCTCATGTCACGCATCATTCCAACTGGCATATCTTTACCAGTACCATCAACAATTGCTTGTTCTAATGCAATTCTCAACGATTCAACTAAAACAGTACGAACATAACGATCTAACCATACTGGACCTAAGTCAAGCATTGCCTTACATACAGGAATATAACCTGATAGCTTGAACTGCTTCATGTTAATTACGTCAAAGCCATTATCTAAAACTTTTTTAACAGCTTCGCAAAGTTTACCCCACCATGCTGGATTGACTCCACGTGACACAATCCATTCTGTTACACCAGTTGTGTTAACAAAAGTAATTTTTTGCAATAGTGGATGAGATTGTTCTAGATCTTCAAATACGCGTTCAAATACAGTAGCTGGTACTAATTCTTCAACTCCTGCAAAACCTTCGTTATTCACTACTTCGTTATAGAATTTTGTTTCTTGTGTAGTTAGTACACGCTGACCACGGTTCATTAATACTAATTGATCTTGATTTTTTGCTGTTGCTTCTTCTAAAATTTTATCCTGAATTTCCTTAGATAAACTTACCATAGCTGCGCTAAAAGATTCTTCGTTACCATCTTTAAAAGCTTTCATCAATTGGTCGCTTGCAGCTGTTACACCTTTTAAATTTTTAACTGTCATTATTTTGCATCTCCTTGTCCAAATGTTTTATTTAATGCTGCTGTAAATGCAGCAATTTTTTCTGCTCTTTTTTCTTCAACGTCATTCAAAATTTCTTCAACGCTTTGTTCTTTCTTAGCTTCAGTACCTGCGCTATTTTCTGCATCGATAATTTCATCGACCAATCCATAACTCAAAGCTGTTTCTGCATCCATAAACGATTCTTTTTCAAGAAGTTCTTGCAATGCTTCATCTGTACCGTTGAATCGTGTTTTATATGAAGCCTTTACCGATTTATCAATTGATTCCAGTTGGTCAGCAATCGTGCGAAAATCATCGACATTTCCTTCTCCATATGTGGAAGCGCGGTGAATCATCAATTGTGCATTGTTGTAGATTTTTATAGTATCGCCAGCCATTGCGATAATTGAAGCAGCACTAGCGGCTAAGCCGTTAATCACAACGTTAACTTTTGCTTTATTTGACTTAAGTAAGTTCCCAATAGCAATCCCTTGAAATACGTCTCCACCGTTTGAATTAATCACTACTTCAATTTCTTCTTGATCACCTAGACTATCCAAAATATTTTTGATTCCCTTGTCAGTATTCCCTTCAAAGAACCAACTAGAACCAATAAATCCCTGAATAAAAATTTGCGGTACTGTGCCTTCATTCTTTACTGCTAGAAATGTTTTCATTGTTGTCATTCGCCTCACCTCCTTTCGATACTTGTTGGTTGTTTTTAGTTATAAATATTTCATCTGCCATCGCCTTATCAGAGCGATCATTTCCAACGCGTTCTCTTCCTTCGTTGATTGTAAATACCCCATTTCTAATGCCTACATCAATAGCGTCAACCAAATCTTTGAAGCTAGTAATCTTGATCATAGTTGTATCCACACGTACAAAATTCCCTGACAAGTATTCTTCTGCTTCATAGAGACTAGCGTTAAACGCATCCTGAATAAGTTCAGCAATCGGTATGATTTCGAACATTAAAAAAGCGTCCACTTGATCCGATAACCCACTCATGTCTCCCTTTAGTAGGTTTTTCGGAACGTGAAACGCTGCTGCTGTCATCTCAAAGATGTCGTCTATTAAGTTTTTTATATCTCTTGAATTGCTTTGGAAGTTTCCGCTGAAATCTTCTAATGTGTACTCATTTTGTAATTGAAATACCGCACCTGCATTATCAGCTTCCATAAAAGCCTTAAATTGTGATGTCATCATTTTATTGATTTGATCTTGGGTTGTATTGTCTTGCGATCGGAATAAATTCCCTTTCAGTACGTATCTACGAGCGTTAGAACGCTTGTAAACATTCATAGCACTAGAAATGAGTTTCCCATACGCTTGATAATACGCATCAACTAGTTGCCTAATTTGTTGATCTGCGTATTTTATATAGATAACATCACTTTCTAGAAATTCTCTATCAAGGACTATGTTGTTAATTTGCACTTGAGAAAACACATCATCTTTCAATGCATATTCTGTGACATCCCAACTATCCGCAATAAATATTTCGCTAGAATTATTAGATGGAGAAACGATCAATACTTCATTGTAGAATATCAATCTCCTAATCAGTTTTTTTCTAAATTCTGTTGCATTATTTTTCTTATTAGGAGCTACATTCAGCCTATAGTAAAGATCATTCTTTTTATTTTTTCCATCTTCATATGACTTGAATTCCGCTTTGCTCATCGCATTTGCAATCAAATCAATACAAGTTTCAATTGCAAATTTTCGATACACAAAATCAACTTGCAATTTACAAAAGTATTCTTCTAAAGGAACCGTTGCTTTTTTTGTGAAGTATCCTACCGCCTTTTGAAAAATCCCCACTTTCTCACCTCCTTTCAAGTTAGAATACTAGAGGAGTAAATCCAGTTCCTGTATTTTCTACTGAGCTATTTGTGACTGTTACAGGAGCAGAATCATAAATATCATCTAAAAAATTCAAACCATGAAGGAATGAAAAAAAGCCATCCGTTTTTCTAGTTTCAGGTTCTATTTTTTCATAGCGTATATTTCCATTAGAAATATGCTCTTCATATACATTCATGCAATACCAACGCATAATTGCATCATCACCAAAATATAAACGTTGATTAATAAAAAGGTCATCAACCAGATCTTTTAACATACCATGTGTAACAGATCCGCTTCGAACAATTTCTACAGTAAAACCTGCTTCTTCTAAAGCGGGCTTCAATATTTTTGCACGGTACATATCCATAGCGATTTTTTTAATGTAATATTTATTACTCATTTCAAGAAACCAACCTACGATATAATCAGCTTCTATATTTTTCCCATGAACGATCTGTGATTTACCTTGATCTATAGAAATATCTATAATCTCTCGTTTTATGTTCTGTAATCGAAGAGCTGATTCGTGGATAAAAGTATGTTGTGTAAAATACACATCTTTATCATATTTTCCTAGCAACCCAACGCTGGCAAAATCTCGTCTATCAGCAAAATCGACTGTTCCTATCACTTCATCCATTTTTTCAGGAAATTCTTTTTCTTTCGTATGCAGAACATCATCATATGAAGCAACAGCAAAGCGTGTGTCTTCCATTGGTCTGTTCATTCGTTTCGTCATGAACGTAAGTCTTAAACCAGCATTACGTTGCATTTGAGAGTATTCTTGAAACATTTTCCGTTTTAGATCTGCATTGTAATTAATAGTTGGACAAGCTTTTTCCCACATGTCGGGATCATCAACTTCATTATCGTTATCCAAGCGACAAATAAATGGAAACAAACTAGAAAATTCTGCTCCATCCTTGTCAATTCCAAGTTCTCCAGAAAGAATCATTTTTGATTCTTCTATAATGTCATCAAGCGGACCACCACGAACATGACCATTAGTTGTATCATAAAATTCTCTATAATCTCGAATTTTACCACCACCAGAAGTAGCTACATTTATCATTGAATAATCTTCATTTTCGTGAATTTCATCAAAGCGGTTTGCTCCTGGTCGTTTACCATCTTTTGTTCTAGCGTTTGCCGTGTTATAACGAAGCTTGCTATTTGTAGCGATATTTTGAATAACTTCCTTCGTAGCTTTAAATACTTTTTTATCTAAATCAGGATGATCTTTAATTACTTTAAATACATCATCAAAACTAGTCTTTGCTTGACTTTCATTATTGGCATAGATATCAATATCATAATTTTTAATACCGTGTTTTGCAGTCAGCAAGAAAAAATTGTTCCAAGAAGCAAAACCAGTTTTACCATTACCACGTCCCATTAATGAAAGATATCTATTGAACACAAGCGTTTTATCTTTTTTCCATCGGACTCCATAAATAAAACATTGTAGAAATTTTTCCCACGGAATTAATTCAAATGGAAAGTATTGTGCTGGTATATTGATTGAATCCTCTACCATTTGCTTATCGAAGTAAATATCTTCTCTAGTAAAGACTCTTTCTTCTAGATACTTTTTTAGCAATAATTGCTCTTTGCATACCTTGATAGTGCCTTCTTCTATAGCTTTGAACCAATTTTCAATATGCTTATAACTCAGGAATTGATTCATTTGCTTCACCTACCAATTCAGGAGTAATGGCAAGTTTATCCAACATCAATCCCATTTGTTTGTTGACAGAAACAAGCAACGCTACTGATTCATTCTTTTTACCATTCTCCAATCTAATACCGTTCTCGGATATATCTTCTTCCAGTGATATCGCCGTTTCCCATAAACTGATATAACGATCAACATTATCTAAAAATGGCTCAATATTTGTTTTCTGACTTTCCAATTGGCTTATTAAAGAGCGGCGTAATTTTTCTCTGTAGCGATTTTGAGACAATTCGTTTTTAAACATTTTAGCCCTCCTTTCATGATAAAGTTCGAAAAAATCTCTTTTCCTGATA